TGTTGAGCTGCTGGGTCCTGTTAGGTTCAGCCACTTCGAGCAGCCCGGAATACCTGTTGGTAAACCGGTGCCATCACCGATGGTTCAGGTTGTGGCCGTGTCGGCCGCACAGACCGATAACACCTTCTCGCTTATCCGCGAGATGCTGAAACTCGGCGACGCCGAGAGTGTTTATGGTCTTGAGGTTGGGCGTAGTCGTATCCTGTCGGATAGTGGCCGGCTGGAACCTGTTACCGCGAATGCGCGTTCCCGCGAGGGACAACGTGTCACATTCAGTGTTTTCGACGAGTCCCATCTTTGGGTTGATGGGAATCGTGGCAAGGCTCTGGCGGATGTTGTTCGCCGTAACGCGGCGAAGATGGATGCCCGCACCGTGGAAACCACCAATGCGCCTATGCCTGGTGAGGGCAGTGTCGCGGAAGACTCCTACGGGTTTTATGAGCGGATAGCATCTGGCGAGATCAAGGATCCCGGGTTTCTGTTCGACAACAGGCAGGCCCCCGATAGTGCCCCACTGTTGCCGGGGTCGGCGCGGCGCGCCGCCCTAGTCGAGGCGTACGGCGACGCCTGCAAAGAAAATGGTGGTTGGGTTGATCTCGACCGTATCGAGATGGAAATCGACGACCCGGCCACATCACCCGCTGACGCGCGACGCTTCTATTACAACCAGTTGTGTAAGGGTTCCTCATCGTGGCTGGACAAGGAACGCTTCTCCCTTGGCTCCCGCCGCATGAAGGTGGCGTTGAGCGAACCCATCTCACTAGGCTTCGATGGGAGTATCCGAAATGACTCGACAGCCCTCGTTGGCTGTCGGCTGTCCGATGGTTTCCTGTGGCCGATAGGTGTTTGGGAAAACCCGGGTGGGGAAATCGGCAAAGACTGGGAAGTCCCCTTCCTGGAAGTTGACCAACTGGTCAGGGCAACCCTCGACAAACATGATGTTCGCTGGATGTATGCCGACCCCGCGTACTGGCAAGACATTGTTGGCAAGTGGTCGGCTGATTATTCGGACACGGTGTATGAGTTTTGGACTCACAGGAAGTCAGCTATGGCTTCCGCCATCGAACGATTCGAGTCCGCTGTGTTGCGCCGGGAACTGATTTGGTCTGGTGATCCTGCCCATGAGGTTTTGCCACGGCATGTTGGTAACGCCCATGTGTTGGTGACCCCTGCGGGGAAGCTTATTCGCAAGGAATCGCCGAAGACTTCACGGAAGATTGATGCCGCTATGGCGGCTATTTTGGCGTATGAGGCGCGTGGCGCCGCCATACAAGACGGTCGGCTTGTTTCCGACGACAGTGACAACAGTATTTATAGTTTCTGACAGGCGGCCGGGTGCCCCCTCCTAGCGGATAGAGGCACCCGATGAATGATTTTTTGCCCGGCGACGACTATTGGTGGGTTGACCGGCTTGTTCGCCGCATCTTGTCGAGGCAGCAACGCTATGACCGGCTGGAAGACTACTTTTTGGGTGATCATCCGTTGCCGAATATTGATCAGCGGTCGGTTCACGCGTTTCGATCGATGCAGGAAATGAGTCGCACGAACTACAGCGAACTGGTGACTATGGCACCAGTCGAGCGTATGCAGGTCATCGGTTTTCGCTTCGGTGAAACCGACACGGCCGATAGTGAGGCTAGCCGCTTTTGGCAGGCCAACGAAATGGATGGCCAGTCGGTACTGCTGCATCTGCTCTGCTCTGTGTTCGGTGACGCGTATGCGCTTGTCGCACCACAGGACCCGGTTGAGGACCTTGGTGTTCCCGCTATTACGGTGGAAGATCCGAGGTATTGTGCTGTCGAGATGGATCCTTCTCGACCTGGCCGGGTTATGGCTGCGTTAAAGATTTGGGAAGACCAAATCATTGGCAAGGTCCTTGCGGTTCTGTATCTGCCGGACCGCATTGTTTACTACCTGGGTCCCGATGTCGCCGACATCGTTGATCTCGATGTTGTGACGCTTACCCACCGATTGTTGAGTAACCCCGCATCTGCTTTCCGCGAGGCGGGTCGGGCAACCAACACCATTGGTGTTGTGCCCATGGTGCGGTTCATGTGGCGCCCAACACTGGGTGATTCCTCATATGGGGAGTCGGAGTCCGTGTTGGACATTCAGGACCGTATCAACACGGAGATCTGTAATCGTCTGGTCATTAGTCGTTCGCAGGCATATAAGCAACGGCTGATTACGGGCATCAAGTTGCCCGACACAAAGGCGGGCAAGAAGCCGCCCTTTGATCCAGGCGCCGACATGCTTTGGGCCGTGCAGGACCCCAACGCCAAAATCTTCGAATTCAAAGAAGCCGACATCAGCCAGCTGCTGGCCGCGGTCCGGGATGATGTTGGCGACATGGCGGCGGTCACGAAAACCCCCCCACATTACTTGTTGGGGGAGGTTGTCAACGTGTCTGGTGACGCGCTAAAGGCCGCTGAAACCGGTTTGGTGTCGAAGGTTCGTCAGCGCATGCGCACGGTTGGGCCGTCATGGGAGAAGGTTATTCGCCTCTGCTTCCGGTACACGGCTAATCCGAAGAGCACCGAACAGGTCGCAAATGTGTTGTGGGCTGACCCCGAATCGAAGAGTCGCGCTGAGCTTGCCGACGCTATGGCAAAGGAGATCGGTGCCGGGGTCCCTATCCAGCTTGCTATGGGCCGGGCTGGTTTTAGCCCGGAGGAAATCGCGTTCGCCGTGGCGGAGAAACGCAAGTTGGAGGCCAGGACAGCGGCCTTGCAGGCTATGGCGGCAGCCAGCAGCACGCAGCCCGCTGAGAAGCCGGCTGCGGCGGCAGAAACGGAAACTGGTACCCAAAGTACCAGTGAGGAAGTGACCTAGTGGGCACTGTTGGTAATGCGCTGCCCACGGCTCTTGCCAACCAGATAACGGTTATCAACAACATGTATCTTGCGGAACTCACACAAGAGTTCCGCGACCTCGGCTGGTGGGGCAACGGCAGCATCGACCCGTGGTTGGAGACAGCACTTCCTATCGTCGGCGAGGCCCAAAACCTCATCGCCGAAATATCTGACACCATGATGGATATTGAGCTCGAACTGCTCCTAGACGGAGTGGTCCTGTCGTCGCCCGTCGACCCGGCGACGGTCACGGGAACAAATATTCGTGGTGTTGAGCAGTCCACAGTTTATGCCCGCCCCTTCGGGGACGTTTGGAAGAGCATTGGTCGGGGAGACCCAATCGAAACCGCTGTCCAACATGGCTTGGACAGACTGGACGAGATTTTTTCGACAGACAATAGCAGGGTTTCCGATCTGGTCACCCGCGCACGTATGACGAGTGAGCCGAAAGTTACGGGCTACCGGCGTGTGCCAACCGGCCTGAAATCCTGTGCACTATGCCTGATCGCCAGCACGCAGAGATACCACAAAAAGAATCTGAAGGGTATTCATCCGGCGTGCCGCTGTCAGGTTGTGCCAATAGTCGAGGCTGTTGACAAGCAGATCGTTGACACGGAAACACTCGACAAGGTTCATTCCGCGATAGCGGAGAAGTATGGGATTTCCGATAGGGCGGCTAGAAGCATCGACTATCGAAACATCATGGTTGAACGGGTTCATGGCGAGATGGGTCCAATGCTCACGTGGCGTGGACAACATTTCACGGGACCATCCGATATCGCCCCTTGATGGGGTGTGAAACATTTTTTACTCCAGGAGAGTAGTCATGTCAGAAGAAGCGGCCGCTGAGGCCAACGAAACAACTACCACTACCGACACCACTAATCCGGTTGAGGGTGGAGAGTCCAGCCTTGATTTGCCGGCCGCACTGGACGTGATTCGTAAGCTCCGAGACGAAAACGCCAAGAGGCGTATCGAGGGCAACGAGTCCAAGGCGGAACTTGATGAGTTCCGCAAATGGAAAGACTCGCAGCTTTCAGAGCTCGAAAGGGCACAGAAGGCTGTCACCGAGGCAAGGTCCGAGGCTATCGAGTCTTGGCGGCATCTTGCCGCCAAAGAATATGGTGTTCCCGAAAATCTGGTTTCCCGCATCCAAGGTGATAGTCGGGAAAGTATTTTCGCGGATGCCAAAACCTTGGCGCCACCTACTGGCGAAAAGTCTGCCGCACAACCGCAGCCCATGGGGCTGAACCTGTTTGGTGGCATTCATGGTTCGCCGGTCGCCTCAAAATCTGATGGCAGCGCTGATGAGGCGCTACGCCGCGCATTGCGCGGCAGCCGATAACTCTCCTGACGGGAAAATATTATGTCTGGATACTTGGATTACCAAACCAGGGACACTGATCTTGTTCCTGAGGAAATCTCCTACGCTGTTATTCAGGAAGCCGCTAAGGCTTCCGCGGCGCTGACGTTGGGGCGAAGGGTCCCGATGTCGACGAAAAAGAATCGTGCCACGATCATCGACACGTTCCCGGACGCGTATTTCGTGACAGGCGACAACGGGCTTAAGCAGACCACCAGCATGACGTGGGACACCGCGTGGATGGAAGCTGAACCTATCGCCGCACTGGTGGTCATCCCCGATGACTACATTGATGACTCTGCTGTTCCCCTGTGGGCTGAGATTCGGCCCCGGGTTGCGGAGGCCATCGGCCGTACCCTGGACAACGCTATTTTCTGGGGCACCAATAAGCCGGCTTCATGGCTTACGG